GGGGCGGCGGGGGGGGGGTGTTGTGTGGCCGCGGGTGCGGCCGCGGGGGCTGCCGCAGGTGCCGTCGCAGGTCGGAGTGGGTTTGCGCGGCGCAGGCTGGGGGCGGGTTCGACCTGACCCGAGGCGTTAGCCTCGACGGGATCCTCGCCTCCCTCGCCTGCTACCTGCCCCCGGTCGAGTGCGTGAGCGTCCGGGAGATCAACGTCCGTGCCGGCGGCGGGGCTGCTGGGATTCCAAGGGAGGGAGGATTCGACCTGACCCGAGGGCGTCCCCTCGACGGGATTCGCGTCCCTCCCGGCTTCGACCATGACAGCTCCGCCGCGACGCGGCGTGTCCTCGACCGTGTTCCGCTCAGCGCTCTTCGGAGGCGCTGACCAGTCCGCCTGCCCGGGCATCCACCCAGGGCGGTGAAGCACCATGCCAGCCTCGGCAGGCGTGCGCTGCTGCTTCTGCTTGTTGCAGTCCGTGCATGCGATCACGATGTTGGCCGCGCCAATGTACTTGGTCGGCTCAACGTGGTCGTACTGCCACGTGCTGCGGTCCTTGCGCTGCACCTTCGTGCCGCAGTACCTGCACGGTGCGGTCATGTTACCGCCGCGCTCGACACCGCCAATGCGATCGCGCAGCCACACAGCATCTGTGATCTTCCTGTTTTTCAGCTCGGCGCGCTTACCCCTCGTGACTCGCACGTCCTCGCCACGGTCGTAGCGCAGATCGAACCAGTCATGGAAGATGAACGACCCCTGCGGCGGCTGCACGCAGCGTTCGCACGAGTGTCCCGGCGCATGCCAGAGTCCCTCTTCGACGAGCATCCCCGCCAGCTGAGTCGCCACTTCAAGATTGAGCGTGTCAGAGACGAGCGTCTCGACCGCAATCACTCCATCGGTCAGCGCCTGCTGGCAGGCCGTCCCCGCGAGCGCCCACATGCCGAGTGCGGCGAGGCCGCTGAGGTCCCCGGTCATGGCGCGGCGGGCGAGGCGTTGAATCTTCGGGTTGCCCCGGAGCTCGTCTCCAAGTTGGAAGAACATGTGTGTCGCTTTCTAGTCTGAGCACCGGCATTCGCCGGTGACGGGGTTGATTGCGCCGCCGCATGAGTCGCACACGCGGGGCGTCCAGTCGTTGCAGGTCATCTGGTCACCTCCTCTTGGTCGTAGTCTTCGGGGAACAGGCTGCGGGGCCTGTAGTCGGGGTAGTTCCTGGTCATCCAAGCTCGCTCCGTGAAGGCGCGGCGTTGTTGCTCGGCCCGGACGTAACAGGGGTGGCACAGCGCCCGGCCCGGGAGTATCGGGGTCTCGCATTGGGGGCAGCGCCGGGGGTTCTCGTCGAGTTCGGCGGGGTCTATGCCCCAGCCTGTGCGCTCGTGAGCTGTGGCCATCAGAACGGCGGCTCCCAGACGGGTTCCTGCTGGGGTTGGGGTGCCCAGGGGTCATCTTGGACGATCTGGCGGGGCGCGGGCTGCTGTGTTGCCTGCGGGGCCTGCTGCGGTGTCTGGGCGGGCTGGGGGGACGCAGGTGGAGGCGGGGGCGGGTATCCTGCCCCGCCGTCGGCTGCGGGGTGCCTGGTGACCTGTGCGCGGGCACGGCGTAGGGAGGGGCCGACCTCGTCGACCTGCATCTCGACGATTGTGCGTCGCTCGCCCTGCTGTGTTTCGTAGGAGCGTTGCGTGAGGCGGCCGAAGACGATGACGCGCATGCCCTTACGGAGTGACTCTGCGACGTTCTCAGCGACATCGCGCCACACGGAGCAGCGCATGAAGAGCGGGTCTCCGTCGCGCCATTCTCCGGCGTTGCGGTCGTAGGTTCGCGGGGTTGAGGCCACCGTGAAGTCAGCGACGGCGGAGCCGGACTGTGTCCAGCGGAGTGTGGGGTCGGCGGTCAGGTTACCGACGAGGGTGACGAGTGTTTCGCCGCTCATTGGTCTTCCTCGTTTTCTTCGTAGGGCATGACGGTGAATCGGATTGAGCACATGGGGATGCCCATGCGCTTGCTGGTGTGACGGGGGTCGAGGCGCATGTCCGGGCCCTGCAGGTGACGCGCATCGTCGTCCGGGAGCAGACCGGCGTCCACGAGGCCGTCCACGAGGGCCTTGAGGGTGGGCATGTAGTTGTGAAGGTCACGGCGGCGTCCATCCGGGAACCGAACCCACGCGACAAGTCGCGCTCGCATGAAGGTCGGGCAGTGGGCCGCGCGGGCCATGACCCGGGCTTGCATGCGCAGTGTCCGAATCCGCGGGGACAGCGTGCGCCGGTCGGCTCGGCCGTTGAGCGAGAGCATGTCCGCCTGGGGCAGATCGAAGGGGCCGATCTCCCACAACGGGGCAACAGTCGCGTCATTCATCGCGTTCTTCTCCTGCCTGCGGGTAAGGTCCGTCGATAAGCTCGTCAACGACAGCCCCGATGGTCCTGCGGATGCTCATACGCTCCTCGGGCGTCTGCGCATACTTCTCGGCAATCGCAGCGCCAGCATCGATCAGGTCTGACGCTGTTTTGATCACATGCGCCTGAACCCTGGACAGCTCGCGCTCAACGGCACGGACGTGATTCGCGCACTCGATCTTGATGAGGTCATCTTCAGTCATCGCCGAACCTCCTCACTGAGCGCGCGTACATGTCGCGTGCGCACTCGACGAGGCCGCGCCGCGACAGAGGCGATCCCTGGCCTTCACACAGCCAGGCGCTCCTGTCCTTGCCATCCTCCGGGGCGATGCTCTCCGCGACGAGGACCCAAGACCCCACCACACAGTCCGGCCCGTGCTTTTCTGCGACCAAGGCAGACACAGCGTCTTCGAGAGCACTGAACACGGTGTTGTCGTTGTTCACGAGTCCTCCCCACCTTCGTAGACTCGCAGCCCCGCTGGTAGGTCAGCGCTCCCCACGAGCACAGGCGGAAGCAACGCCTCCTCCAGGTACGGGATCGACGGCCCGGCGTACAGGAGTTCGCCCGTCACAGGGGCCTGAAGCAGCACTGATCCAGCGGACCAGCCGAGGCACGCATCAGTGCCCCAGATGAACGAGGACCGCCCGTAGCCATCACCGACGCGGACCCGCAGAGGAATCTGCCAGGCCGCAGCCGACGCCGCGAACGTGCGGACAACCGCAGGGTCCATCTCCACGTCCGCATCCTGATAGAGGACTCCATGCGCTCCATCCAGCAGGAGACGGGCCGCGTCGACGCGGTCCTCATCCATCGGCTCGGCCGCCGGAGCGACACGCGCCATCTGAGGCCCATACAGGACACCCGTCTCCTGGACAGTGACGCCCTCCCTCTCATCGAGGAGGAGGCTCACCCGCTCGACGGGAGACCCCGCGAGGAACGTCGCCAACGCCTCAACAGCAGAGCGACGCAGCCACATCGACTTCACACCATCCCCGTAGCTATCCCCATCCAAAACGGTGAACCGCACCGCGATCGCGCGCTTGCGATCAATCGCGACCGCAAGCACCATCACGCAATCCTGGACGACGGCCAGGCGCAGCAGGCCCGCGCCATTGTCCGGGGCATCTTCTGGAATCCTGCGCGCCAGATGCGGCAGCGCCGCACGCAGTGCCCCCTCCAACGCAGCGCGAGACACGACCACTAGCGTTGAATCTTCGACGCTCATCAGTACACCTCCCCAGCTCGCGGCCCCCACGTGACGACATGGGGGGCAGCCTCGACCTTCTTGCAGAACGCCTCCTCGCCCTCACCGAGGGGGTATCCCCAGCGTTCCAGGGTTCGCAGGTAGAGCTGTACGAGGCTGTCAAAGCGTTCGCCCCTGGGGCTGCGCCAGTAATCGCGCCCCATACCGCCCTCGAGGACGCCGATGCACCACGCGAGGCGTGCCTTAGACGCCTGCGCGGCTGACATCGTGAGCCCGAAGCCCATGTCATCGAAGTTGATCAGCGCGCGGCCCTTCGCCTGCGATGCGTCGGACACCTGGTATTGGTTGTAGATGACGGGCATTTCTAGGAGCGCGGTGTCCTTCGGCAGAGGGCGCTTGAAGATCACATCCTTGATCCAGGCACGGCGCACTTCGCCTTCCTGAGCTGCCTGACGGTTCGCCTCGACGGTCGCTGCGCGATCGGCTTCCTGCGTTGTCCTCGCCCTGTCCTCACGGGTGAAGTGCCCGTGCGAGGCGTAGTCCATGCACACAAAGCGCGTCTGCACATTCGTGTAGTCGCCCGAGCCGATCACCGAGACATACGCCACGTTGCCGGGGCAGTTGTCGTGCGGCTCAACCGAGTTGCCGTATTCGTCGACCAGGTTCCACAGAAACTGGTTGCTCTTCGGAAACCCGTCGTAGAATTCGTCCTCGCGGATGACCTTGACGCCCTGCTGGCGCAGCTCGAGGACCGCATCCTCATACACTCGACGGCGGCGTGCCTCGTCGCGGGCGCGCTCGAGGAAATGATCGATCTTGCCGGGGGCCTCGCGAATCTCCTCGACGACCATGCCCGCGATGTCCTCGGGGAGGTCAGCCTCAGCCTCAGCGATCTTCGCGAGATCATCGAGGCCGAGACTCGCCGACTCCCCAAGGTCTGCGACCTCCTGCGAGGCGTTAGCGACGCGTCGGGCCAACGTGGCCTCACTGGCTTTCACGCCGCGCTTGCGCAGCTCGGAGGCCGGGAGACCCATCAGGACCAGCTGATTAATGGCGCGCGCACGATCAACAGTCGACGTGTGCGCATGCTCGTCATTCTCGGTGAGCTGCAAGCCGATGCGGTCCAGGTCGTTCGCTACGTCGACGATACGCACCGGCACCGTCTCCAAGCCCGCCTCGATGGCCGCGCGGTGGCGACGGTGCCCGTCGAGAACCACCAAGCCCGTCAGCGTCGGATACACGTCGATGTCCTTCAGAACACCGAGACCGGCGATCGTCTCCACGAACTCGGGACCGACACGCAAGTCAGCGCGGATGTTCGAACCTCCCTGCAGGAGCGTCGGGTCGATCAGCCACCGCTGGCCAGGCTGGACGGCCCCAATCGGGTCCGCCGCGACCTCAGCCGACAGCACGCCAGTGCCCGTCGATGACACGGCCGCGGTTTCTTCGCGGCGCGGCTTCAGGCCGACCGCCTGCGCGACATCAGCCAGGTCCGTCAGGTCGTAACGCGCGGGCGCGTTCGGAGTCGCCTCACGCACGACGCTAATCCAGTGAGCCTCACGCAGGCGATCAAGGGCACGGCGCAGCGTCCGCGCAGACAGGCCAGTCAGGCGAGCCAGCTCAGCCTGCGCGACCTCAACATGACCGTCATCAGCGATGAGGCCGAGCATCGTCTCCGCGACAGTACGGGCCTGCACATCATCAGCGGCAATCGCGATAGCCTCAGTCATTTGTCTCACCCCTCTGACGGTCTTCCTGCATCTGCACAAGGCGACGCCGCATCTCGCGGAACTCGCGTGTGTTCGTGCGCCAGTCCTGCCACAACCCCGCCGTCACCAGCGCCAGCAGCGCCAGGACGAGGACGCCCATCATCGTTTCAGTCACTTCTCTGCCTCTTCCTGCTCGGTGTCTCCTGCGGCAAAAATCGTCGTGCCGCAGTTCGGGCACTCGAACGTTGGTGCCGACGGCGATGGAGGCGCCCAGTCCGGCTTCTCCACGACGGCCGCGCGAACCTCGACGATCCGGCGCGCGTGCATCACGGACGGGCTCGGAGGCGACATCAGCAGCAGCCCCTGACGCTCAACCTCTTCGACGAACGCGGCGTTAGCCAGCCCCAGCAGGTGCGGCATCGGCAGGTTCGCGTCCTCGATAGGGAACTCAACGATCATCTCGACGGACCTCACGCCCGACGCTCCTTCCACGCGACGTAGACCAGGCGCTCGGCGAGCGCCGTCGGGGGGAGGATCGCGGCCGCCGCCGCCACCGGTTCCGCCGGAGAGGCGATTGTTCTGAATCGCACCGTAGTTTGCGTACCGCGGATTCAGCTTTGCCTCAAAGATCGCAATCGTGTGCTCGAGCTCCGCAATCTTTGCCGCAATCTCGGCCGCCGTGGGTCTCGGGTTGGTCCGCTCCGCAAACGCGATCACTTCGTTTAAGCCGGTGAACTGCCCCGGCACACCGCGCAGCAAATCCGCTGTCTCGCGGCGCTTCAGGAAGAAGTCGTCCGCAAGGCGCTGTGCCCGCCGGATCGCATCGTCGAGATCCGTTCTCGCCTGATCGAGCACGGCCTTATTGTTCTCCCAGTAGCCG